GATGTTGATTATGATTTTATGGACGGCGATGGTAGTGTTTGCATTGCTACTGCCCGATATACAATTATGTATCGCACAAGTATGACTGATTTAACCACACGATAAAGGGGGAACAATGACACTGTTATCAAGAAAACGAGTACTACTAGCCAAAGAAGAAGGCACCTACGGTTCCGACGCTTCGCCTTCCACAACCGACGCACTTTTGCTGCGCAATCTTACTTTCAATCCTTTGCAGGCGGATATTGTTTCCCGTGATTTGATCCGCGCATATTTAGGGAATTCCGAGCAATTAGTCGCCACTAAATATTGCACAGTAGAGTTTGAGATTGAATTGGCTGGTTCGGGAACCATAGGCGTTGCTCCCGCGTATGGTACAGTTTTGAAGTCGTGTGGTTTTTCTGAAACTATTGCGACCAATGCAGTTACTTCGATGACTCGATCAGGTTCTACCGCCACATGTAACACCACGACTGCACACAATTTAGCAGTCGGTGATAAAGTCAAAGTGTCGGGCGCTACCGAAAGTGAATACAACGGAAACCACACTGTATTGACTGTTCCCGATTCTGACACATTTACTTTTGCTGTGAGTGGAACTCCCGCTTCCCCTGCTACTGGTTCACCCGTGGTGGGAATGAGCACAACTTATGTGCCAATTTCTAGCAGCATTCCTTCGTGCTCACTTTATTTCTATGTGGACGGAATTCGACACAAAGTTTTTGGTGCTCGTGGAAACGTGGAGTTTACTGTTAATGCGCGCCAAATCCCTGTGATGAAGTTTAGTTTCACTGGTTTATACAATGCTCCCTCCGATGTGTCTTTACCAAGTGCGGACTATTCAGCATTCCAATTACCTAAAGTAGCAAACAACACAAACACTACAAGCTTTTCTTTGTTTAGCTATAGCGCTATTTTGGAGAGTTTTAACATCAACATGACAAACGACATTAGCTACCGCCATTTGATTGGCTCTGAGTCGGTCTTGTTGTTGGACCGCAAGCCTGCGGGAACTTTCTTAATTGAAGCTCCATTGATTGCAAGCAAGGATTTCTTTGCTGCGGCAATTGCAGGGGACACAGGTGCTATGACATGCACACATGGAACTGTGGGAGGAAATAAAGTTGTATTGAGTGCTCCTGCGGTCTCTTTACAAAATCCTACCTACCAAGACAACAATGGTGTGCACATGCTCTCCATTCCTGCGGTATATGTGCCTAGCAGTGGAAATGACGAAGTTAGTATTGTCGTGAAATAATTTTATGCTATAAAGATAGCATGTTTAAACTAGCACAAAACGAAACATATTTTTGGCCCATAAAAGTAGACGTGCCTCAAGACGGAGGCACGTTTATTCAACAAAAGTTTGAAGCTAAATTCAAACGCCTATCACAAACGCGACTCAAAGAAATTTCTAAACAACTAGACGAAGGCATAATTAATGAAGTGGATGTATGCCGAGAAGTTATGGTTGATTGGAAAGGCGTAGGCAATGACAGTGGGCCGCTAGAATTCTGTGAGAGCAATTTTAGTTTGTTGCTCGAAAATGTGTATGCGGTTCGTGGAATTTACCTTGGTTTTTTTGAATCAGTGGCAGGCTCCAAAGTAAAAAACTAGAGGACGCCGCTCAATATTGGGTCATGGGCGGCGTTATTGATGAAACAGAAAACGACCTAGTTTTGTTTGGGGCTCCAAGTGAAGTTATTGAATCGGCTCGAACAAACAAAGAGCAAGTTTTATTTGATGTGTTCGCGGATAATTGGCAAGCTGTGCAATTATTTTGTCGGTTAGCGACGCAGTGGAAAATCGCCATTGGTATGGGGGCGGCGGTTTATTTGGGCCTAGACTATACGGCTATTGATTTTTTGTTTAAAATTGAGAATGTGAGCGAGACGGCCAAGGTTTTTGCCGAACTTCAAATTATGGAAAGAACGGCATTGAAATACCTAAACAAAGATAAAGGGGCAAGCTGATGGCAAACGAAATAACTTTCAAAGTCGGCGCTACGGTAAACGGTCAACCCGCTGTCACAGCATTCGCTAACGAAGTTAAAAAATTAGACACTAACGTCACTTCCTTGAAATCTTCCTTTGTTACTTTGGGAACTATTGCCAAAGCTGCTATTGGCACTTTTGCGGTTCGGGAAGTTCTACAATTTGGCCGAGGAATTTTTGAACTGGCTGACCAAATGGAAGCCGCCTCTATTCAAACGGGAATGAGCGCGGAAAAACTTCAATCATTAAGAATTGCGGCGGAACAAAATAATATTACCTTCGATGCGCTTGCAGGGGGGCTAAAAAAACTTGCAAAAGGATTGTTCGACGCGCAAACTGGTTCGCGTGAATTCATTACTATTTTTAAAACATTAAACATCGACACAAAGAACAGTGACGGCACTTTAAAAAGCATGGATCAAGTGCTGGCTCAGCTTGCAAATCGTTTTAAAAAGATGCCGGACGATTACGCCAAGCAAGCATTGGCCTCAAAACTTTTTGGGCGCGCGTTATCGGGCGATGTCATTCCTTTACTAAACGAGGGTTCCGAAGGTTTATACAAATTTCAAGCGGCACTGAGAAACGACACTGTCGATCGTATAAACGACATTGCGGATAGATTTAAAATTGTTCGTGCGCAAGCTGTGGGTATGGGGGCGGCTTTAATTTCGGATGTGCTGCCATCAATTTCTAAAATATTTGATTACGCCGATAAACTTTCAAAATCCACAACATTTGGGGACGGTAATGTTTTCTCTAATATTGCTCAAGCTATTGTTGATATTGGTATTGAAATAATAAATTTCTTCGATGGCCTGACAGTAGAAATTTACGACATAATTGATGATTTCAAACATTTGGGAATGGACATTAAAAGATTTTTTACCTTTGACCCAAACGAAAACGAAAAGTTAAAAAAACAACAAGAAGAATTACTCAAGGGCATTGAAAGTCGTTATAAAGAATATTTGGATCGTCAAAAAGAATTATTTAAAGGCAGTTTCCTACGTAGTGATTTTTCTTCGTTTGAAGAATTTAGAAAAGGTTTAGCTAAAGAAACAAAGCCCGACGAAAAAGCCAAAGGCGGCAAGGCTCGTTTGGATTTGGATATTTTTGATGAAGCCAAAAAGAAATCTCAAGATGAAGCTTTGAAATATGCGAAAGATCGCTTAGCAAAAATAAACGAAGAAACCAAAGCCATTTTTTTAAATTCTCAGGAAAAGAAAATTAGCAATGAATTATTGCAATTAGAACTTCATGGCCTAAAAGAAGGTTCCAAAGAATACAAAGAATATGCAGCGGCCATTACCGAAGCAATAAAAATACAACAAGAGCAACAAAATTCCTTTAGAGCCGGAGCATTCGAATTCTTTACCACATACGCCGAGGCCGCAACGAATGCCGCAAAAATTACTCAAGAGGTTTTCACTTCTATGTTCAAAGGATTAGAAGATGTTATGGTTGATTTCATAACAAACGGAAAAAAATCATTTGCTGATTTTGCCCGAGCCATCATTGCGGACATTGCTAGAATACTTGTGCGAGCGCAAATCACAGGACCGCTGGCAAATTTATTGTCAACTGCTTTTACTGGCTCAACAGCTGCGGCTTCATCCGTCAACATTGGAAGTGCCAGCCTTGGAAGTAGTTTTAGTTCCGCTTCAAATTATAGTCTTCCAGTGGGCTCCATTGGTAAACCAATGGCCACGGGTGGAATTGTTGATAAACCAACATTGGCATATATTGGTGAAGGTCGTTTCAATGAAGCCGTGGTTCCATTGCCTGACGGTCGAAGAATACCCGTAGAAATGAAGGGCAAGAATGGCGGCGATGTGGCGGTCAATGTCACAGTGAACGCGCAAACAGGTGAGACCGAGACTAAAGGAAACGACGACAAAATGGCTCGCTTAGGGCAAGTCATTAGCGCCTCGGTTCGTGCTGAAATACTCAATCAAAAAAGAGCAGGGGGATTATTAGCGTGAGTACATTTACATTCACATTCACTCCCGACAATGGCGCTACAAAAGTAAAAAAACCAAACGTGCGCTCCACACAATATGGGGATGGGTATGAGCAACGGGTGACTTATGGAATAAACCAAAATCCTGCTGTGTGGCAGCTTACATTTTCAAACAGAGATTACACTGAAACGGATGCGATTGAAGCTTTTTTAGATGCGCGTGAAGGAACGGAAAGTTTTGATTGGACCCCACCAAACGAAGCAACCGCTTTAAAATTTATATGTCGGGAGTGGAATGTTCGCACAGTCAATGCAGCTTATAAGAGCTTGACAGCAACATTCGAGCAAGTTTTTGAATGACAACACCGCAATCCATTACCGAGCAAATTCAGAAGTTGGCTCCTTCGGCCATTATTGAATTATTTGAATTGGATCTAACAAATTTAGGTGGAAGCATTGAACGCTTTCACGCAGGAACAAATGAATTAAATTCTGATATTGTTTGGAACGGTGATACATACACCCGTTTTCCCATATCCGCTACTGGTTTTGAATTTGTTGGTAACGGACAATTACCTAGACCGCATATAAAAGTTTCAAACGTATTTGGTACAATAACGGCTTTGTTGTTGGTTTATTCCGATTTAATTGGGGCGAAAGTTACAAGAATAAGAACGCTTGCAAAGTATTTAGATGCCGTAAATTTCACAGGTGGAGTAAATCCTTCCGCTGATTCGACCGCTGAATTTCCACGAGACATTTTTTATGTGGATCGAAAAGTTGTGGAACAAAGAGATTTTGTAGAGTTTGAATTGGTCTCGTCTTTGGATTTAAATGGGCTAAAATTACCTAGACGTATTATGATGGCAAATATGTGCCCATGGGTTTATCGCTCAACGGATTGTGGTTACACAGGAACAAACTATTTTGATGCGGGCGACTCGCCTGTTTCTAGTTCTGCAAACGATGTGTGCGGAAAAAGATTGAATTCATGTAAAGTAAGATTTGGCACTTTATCGGTAATAAGGTTCGGCGGTTTTCCGTCGTGTGGGCGCTAAATGTTGTTATCAGACACATTAAAAAATGAATTTGCTCTCTACGCAAAAAGCCGAATTCCAAAAGAAGCGTGTGGAATAATAATTGAAACAACAAATTCACACATAATTTTTCCTTGTGAAAACATTGCGGATAGTGACGATGATTTTCAGATTGCCCCCAACAACTACATGAACGCCCAACATTTTGGTAAAATTGTAGGGGTAGTTCACTCTCATGTGTTTGGCCCTGCAAAAATGAGTGACGTGGATATTGCAGCAAGCGAGGCCCATAAACTCCCTTATTACATGGTTGATTTGGCTGACCACACATGGGTGGAATATATTCCATCAAAATTCCGTGGGCCTTTGATTGGTAGAGAATGGGTGCATGGGGTAAACGATTGTTACACACTTATTCAAGACTATTATAAACATCATTTAAAAATAAATCTTCCAGACGTATATCGATCTCCTATGTGGTGGGAGAACGGAGGAAATTTATATGGAGAAAATTTCGATGCCTATGGTTTTCGTGTGGTTAGTGATTTACGCGAGCATGATGTATTACTTATCCAAGTAGGATCGAGTACACCTAATCATGGAGCAATTTTTTTGGGCAACACAAATATAATGCACCACTTTTACAAACATCTATCCAACATTGAACTCTATGACGGCGTATGGAGAAAAAACACAAAAATAATATTGAGGTATAAAAGCTTATGAAAAAAATCGTGCTTCATGGAGAATTAGCGGAAAAGTTCGGTAAAGAACATTACTATGATATTCGTAATACGGCGGAAGCCATTCGAGCATTACGCGCAAACCATAAAGGATTTGAAAAACATTTATTAGATAGCAAACTTTATTATCAGTTTTACATGGGTCCAACTGTGGTTAACAGTGAGGAAGAGATTTTTTACCCTGTAGGTAGCGGCGAAATTATTCACATTGTGCCCGTAATTCATGGCTCTAAAAGTGGGATCGGAAAAGTTTTTGTAGGGGCCGTAATTCTTGCTTTAGCGGTGGCCACAGGCGGTTCGTCATTAATGGCTACACCATTGATTGCTGGCACGACTATCACCTTGGCTTCTATCGCTACGACTGTCGGAATTTCTTTAATGCTCAATGGATTGTCGCAAATGCTTGCACCACATCCAAAGAATGAAGACATTGAGAAAGTAAACAACGCATTTAATGGTCCCACAAACACTAATCAACAAGGCTTGCCTGTGCCTGTGGGTTATGGGCGCTTGACTGTAGGCTCAGCGGTTATTGCTCAATCAATTGATGTCATAGACAAAACTCCCGCACCACAAGAAGAAACATATATGGTGGCAGTGCCCGATGGGCACGGAAATACTAAATTAATCGCGAAAACTCGCTGGGTGCAAAAACATGATTTGAAATCATTGGCCTATGCAAACATCATTGACCTAATTTCAGAAGGCCCCATTGAGGGCGTAGTGGATGGCCTAAAAGGTGTTTACTTAAACAACACAGCCGTCATGTCGAGCGATGGGACGGAGAATTTTGAAAACGTAGGAATTGATACTCGCCAAGGATATTCTGAGCAAGATGTTTATGATTATGGGTCACGATCACGCAACGAAATTCCTGTGGGAGTACAGTTACTAGAAGGCGTCGAAAATGTTCGCACAATAACCAATCCCGATGTCGACGCCGTAGAAATAACAATTGGAACACCCAATTTGTCCAACACGAATAATGACGGCGATGTTGTAGGAACAACGGCTTCGGTAGCGGTATATTTGCAAAGCAATGGCGGTGGGTATGTTCACCAAAAAACTATCGCTATGGTTGGAAGATCATTAGTGCACTACCAAACACAATTTCGATTACGCTTACCCGAGGGTGAATCACCATGGGATATTAAACTTGTTCGCACCACACCCGACGCCGCCGAGCCTGCACGAATGCAAGACACAACATATTGGGAAACCTACACCGAAGTGGTTAGCGACAAACTAGAATATCCTCATTGCGCAATGGTGAATATAAGCATTCCTGCAACGGCTTTCACAAGTATTCCGACACGTGGATACGATGTGAAACTTAGAAAAATAAAAATTCCTTCGAACGCTACAGTTAGAAACACAGGTAATAGAAAAATTGACGGTTCACTTTCTTATTCTGGCTCATGGGACGGAACTTTTAAAACCAATCCCGAATGGTGTAATGATCCCGCTTGGATTTTGTATGACATGCTTACCAACGAACGCTTTGGTTGTGGAGAATTTATCGATGAAGCCTACATTGATAAATGGGCTTTTTACTCCATAAGCCAATACTGTGCAGAATTGATTAGCGACGGTTTTGGGTCTATTGAGCCACGCTTTGCTTGTAATATTTACATACAAAACAGAGAAGAAGCCTACAAAGTTTTACAAAACCTTGCGACTGTTTTTCGTGGTCTTATTTATTGGAGCACGGGACAAATAACAGCGGTGCAAGATTCCCCACAAGAAGCCACCGCACTATTCACTGCGGCCAACGTAGTGGACGGATTATTTTCTTATGAAGGTTCGAGCTTGAACACTCGCCACTCTGTCGCATTGGTCGCATGGAACGACCCCGACGATTTGTGCAGACAAAAAATTGAATGGGTTGAGGACAAAGATGCGATCGAACGCTTTGGTTTAAGGCAAACAGAACTCGTAGCTGTCGGAGCTACTTCGCGCGGACAAGCTCATCGTGTAGGTAAATGGCTTCTATACACCGAACAATACGAAAATGAAATCCTGCATTTTCAAACAGGTCTTGAAGGCGCTACAGTACGTCCTAATCATATCATAAAGGTCGCTGACCCTATGCGCGCGGGCGTAAGATTAGGCGGAAGAATTGTTTCCGCCACGACAAACACAGTGACAGTGGATGACGATATTTCGCTCTCATTAGTGGGAGCACAAATTTCTGTGTTAATTCCTGATGGCTCGGTCGAAACAAAAAACATTTCTTCCTATTCTTCGCGCGTGGTGACCATTGATGGCACATTTACTTCGGCACCGAATGCACAAGCAATATGGATGATTCAAACAGCTAGTGTGGAATGGCAATTATTTAGAGTGTTATCCGTGCATGAAAGTGGTGACGGAAAATACACCGTTACATGTATGGGATACAATCCTTCAAAGTATGCGTTTGTTGAGGATAATTTAAAACTAGAAACTCCCGATATTACTCTATTGGATGAGCAGCCTAGTGCTCCCGCAAACTTAATTGCTAGTGAAAGCTTGTACACTGTGGGATCGAAAGTAGCTGTGAAAGTCCGTTTAGATTTTTCCTTGGTCCCACAAGCTTTCGAGTATGAAATACAGTACCAAGTTAACAGCGGAAATTTTCAAACACTTCCCAAACAAAAAAGTGGGTCGGTGGAAATATTAGATGCTCTTGAAGGGGAATACAAATTTCGAGTGACAGCTATATCGGCTCTAGGAAAAAGAAGTGCGATTGCCGAGTACACTTTTATTGCATTAGGAAAAACTGCCAAACCTTCGGATGTCACCAACTTTTCATTGGTTCCTGTGGATCGTCAAGCACACTTAACGTGGGATCGTGCGACTGATTTGGACGTATTAATTGGCGGATTTATTCGTATTCGTCACACCCCAAATATTGTGGGAGCAACATGGCAAAACGCTGTGGATGTTGGCCCTTTGATTGCGGGAAACACAACACAAGCAAATTTGCCACTCATGACAGGAACATATCTAGCAAAATTTATTGATTCTAGTGGGAATGTATCGGCGAATGCTACGGAAATTATCACTACCATTCCCGATGCCATTGCATTGAATGTGGTTTCCACTAACGACGAAGCTCCAAGTTTTTTGGGAACACATAGTTATACTTTTGCCTACACCCCATTAAATGCTGTGGTTTTGAGCACTGATGTACTTTTAGATTCTTATTCTAGTTGGGACGATATTCCCTCATTTGATTGGAGCGGCGGTGTTGTTTCCGAGGGGACTTATACCTTTCAAAACACCATTGATTTAACCGAAGTCTACACATCAAGACTTACCGCCACAATTAAAGCTCAAAGTTTTTTAACGGATTTAATGGTCGACGACGTGGATGATTTCGACGCGTGGGTAAACATTGACGGCGATGATTTCGACGATGTGAATGCGGTTTTGTACATGCGCTCAACCGAGGATGATCCTAGTGGTAGTCCCACGTGGACCGAGTGGAAACCTTTCTTTATCGCAGACTATGTTGCAAGGGCTTTTCAATTTCGATTAGTACTAACAAGTGGAAACCCTGTGCACAATATTGCTGTGACACAATGCCAAGTTGTCATTGATATGCCCGATCGTATTGAAGCTTTTTACGATGTCGCAACGGGAGGCGGAGCCTATACACTTACTTATGCAAATCCATTTAAAGAAATTCCTACAATTGGTTTGACTGGAAAGAATTTGCAATCGGGAGATTATTGGACCATTACTAGCCAAACACGCACAAGTTGTGTCATAACATTTAAAAATGGTGGCTCAAATGTTAATAGAACCTTTGATGCTTATGTCAGAGGATATGGAAGGTCAGTTTAAAGGAGAGATATATGTCAACACATGATTATGCTTTAGATAACGGCTCAGGGCTCGCGGTTCGAACGGATTTAAACAATGCTTTACTCGCGATTGTCTCTAAAAACTCTTCGGCTACCGCTCCAAGCACAACTTATGCTTACATGTGGTGGGCCGACACAACCACAGGTCTTTTGAAAATAAGAAATGCCGCAAACTCTGCATGGGTTACAGTGGGAACATTGGCCTCAGCTTATTTAGGAGCAATGCCCACAACGGGCGGAACATTCTCAGCGGCCATTGATTTTTCTAACACGGATTACATGAAAATTCCCGTGGGAACCACGGCCCAACGCCCTGCTAGTCCCGCATCGGGACACATCCGCTACAACACTGATTTAAAAACAATGGAGATATACGAGGAATCAGTGTGGATAAATTTAGGCGACAAAATTAATGTTGTCACAAAAACAGCTAACTACACATTATTAAACTCTGACTCTGTGGTTCTAGGCGACGCTACAAGTGGAACTTTTACTCTCACACTTCCTACGGCTGTAGGTATTGCAGGGAAAAAATTTATTTTAAAGAAAATAGATTCAAGCACGAATGCGGTAAGTATTGCAACCACAAGCTCTCAGACAATAGACGGAATTACATCTCGCTCTTTACTGCGTAATAATGACTGCATTCAAATATACTCGGACGGAGCAAACTATAAGGTATGCAGTGATGTATATACAAACTATAAAGAAAGTTCTTCAAGTGGTACATATAGCAATGCCACGACAACTTTCACCGATGTTACAAATCTTTCTGTGACCATAACCACACACGGTCGCCCTGTGTTAGTTGCGGTTGTGGGCACAGGTACATTGGGCGGCCTATATGTACAAAACACATCCTCAAGTGGCAACACCGCAGCGGCGGGGGAAATGAAAATTTTAAGGGACTCTACTGATATTTCTTATCAAAGCATTCAATGTATTGACTCAAGCTCAACAAACGGAGCTGACCCTCAACTATACGTGCCTAGTGGAATGTTAGTTATTGATTTTCCAGCGGCGGGAACTTACACCTATAAAATGCAAGCTCGTGCGGCTTCCAGCGACAACGTAAAAGTGACACAAATGAAGTTAGTTGCTGTAGAGCTTTAAGACACATAGGGCCATTTCCGACTCAAAGGATATGGCCCCACAAAAAGACGAAAAATTAGAAGCATTGATTGCCAATGAAAAAGAATGGCGTCGAGTTTTGTTTCAAAAAGTCGAAAAAATAGAAAAAGAAGTGCAGGGCCTAATTGTTTGGAGTTTAATTTTTCGGGCGGGAGGGGCCACATTGATAGGTCTCTTGTTCGCCTACTTTGAGAATAAAATAGGGGGGAAATAATATGCTAGACCAAGTTATCAACTACGTTGCGGGTATCAACCCATTCATTACGGCCCTTGTGGGATCGGGCCTTTTGGATTTTCTCATTCGCCTATTCCCCACACAAAAACCCACTTCTCTCGTGCGAGCTTTAGCTGTGGCACTAAGAAAAGTGGCAGAGATTGCCGTGAAAGTGGCCGATATTCTCGACAAAATTCTGCCACAAAATTCTGTTATTAAATAATGAACAATTTAATTCTAATCTTCCAAGTGCTCAGTCGTATAATTCAATTGTGGACGCAATGGCGGGCCTTGGAAGAAAAGAAAAAATCCATGGCACAACTAAAGCAAGCCATGGATAAAGCCGTGTCTACGGGGTCCACAAAGGAAATAAACGAATGGTTAAATGGGCGTCTCTAATTTTATTGTGGTCGTGTGCCTCTGTGCGAGAAGTGCGGAAGCACGCGACCCTTTATTTTTTAGACGTAGCTGAAAAGAGAATGTGTACAGATTTGTTTGATAGCTCAACGTGTCAGCCAATTGACCCTAATGGCAGATATTTGGTCATGACCTACGAAAATTTTTTAGTCATCGCAGAAAAATTAGAAGAGTGTCGTATAAAATAACCTTGGGGGCAAGGAATGAAACACTTCGAAGAAATAATCAATTCCGAGGCAGCTAAGTTCTATCTTGATCCACAACTTGTCACCGCAATCATCATGAAAGAATCTTCGGGAAACCCTTTTGTTTGTCGCTACGAACCAAAGTGGAAGTATGCTTTTGAATGTAAAGGTTTTGCGTACATTTTAGGTTATGGTTGTACAGAAGAAACCGAACGGCTTGGACAAATGACTTCATGGGGACTTATGCAAGTCATGGGAACGGTCGCACGCGAACTCGGTTTTCGTGGTTGGTTTTCTCAATTATGTGATCCCACCATTGGTATAAATTATGGCTGTAAAAAGCTCCGTAAAATTGCCGATCGTTATGCCTCCACTGACGACATTATTTCAGCATACAATGCGGGATCAGCTATAAAAAATTCATCGGGATTTTATTCAAACCAATCTTACGTGGACGAAGTATTTAAAAATTTGAGGAGCATAAAAAGCCTATGATAAATATCCCCGCTTTTCTCCGAGTTTATGAAGACGGAACGCTTGTTTATTCTGGTAAAAAAATAAATTTTATAGGAGCTACTGTCACAGAAAACAATGGAATAGTCGACGTTGAATTTTCCGCCGTCGTAGCGGAAACCGATCCTATTTTCTCGGCAAGCGCCGCCGCTGGTATTTCTGGTACTGACATTTCTCATTGGAATACTGCTTATGGTTGGGGAAACCATGCGAGTGCTAACTATAAAACCAACTCAATGAGCACGGCCAGAATATTGGGCCGTACTACCGCTGGCACGGGGGCAATTGAAGAAATTCAAATTGGCTCGGGACTTTCATTGTCGGGAGGTGTTTTATCAGCAACGGTAGGTGCGGAAACTGACCCTATATTTTCTGCTAGTGCCGCCGCTGGTATTTCGGGCACTGACATTTCCCATTGGAACACTGCTTATGGCTGGGGAAACCATGCCTTAGCTGGCTATCTTACAAGTTACACTGACGAAAAAGTAAAAGTTTCAAACACCGACACTACGGCGGGCAAGCTTTGGGACAAAATACAAGTCAACGGAGAATTGAAGCGATCACTTGAAGGAACTCCCAACGAATATTTAAATTTATATTTAGAATTAGACACTGTTAGCGTGAATTCAAACACGTCGTTAACTTCGAGCCATAGAATTGTTTTATTAGATTCTACTTCTGGAAATATAATTCTCACATTGCCCGACACTTCCACGCTTAAAAAAGGTCATTCTATACATTTAAAAGATATAGGAGGCGCTGCTCACTACAACACGATTCAAGTGGGGACTTATTCTATTAGTGAAACTATAGATGGCGCTACCACGGCGATTTTAGAGCTTGCCTATGGTTCTTTGAATCTCATGTACCAAGGCTCTAGCAAATGGATAATTACATCAAAACTTCAATCGTATATTTTGTATGATTCAGGTGGGCAAGAAGCGGTAAATTTTTATGGCCGTGTTTTAAAATATAATGGCGGCACTGCTTTAGATTGGTCACTAAGAACATTGGTTGATTCCGCTGCAATCACGTCAATGGATTGGGAAAATAAAACATTACACGACGACTATGCGGGGTCAGTATCAATTGATTACGGAAATCATAAATTAAAAGACACAAGCGGATATGCTCGTTTTGATTGGCAATCAGGTGAAATGCGCGATGGAGGAAATGTTCTATCTCTCGATCTAGCTTATCGCCAACTTTACAATACCTCTGGCACACTTTTATTAGACTATTCCAATGCTCTTAAATTTTCTGGTCTTACAACTAATGGAGTTTTAAGTGTCACAAACGGAGACGGAACGGTCGCAATAAACGATAAAATAATTGCTGACGGAACAGCCGCAGTCATTGGACAAACAATGACAGGCATTCGATCAAACGCCATACTGATTGGAAAATCCAATACTCAAACATTAGGAATTGCGGGTGCTACTAGCGGTGTAATTGTAGGAACTTCTAATTCTGACGCCCGTGGTGCGGCCATAATAGTTGGAAATTCAAACACTGTAAGCAATAGCGGCGGAGCAGAAAACTACACTACAGTTTTGATGGGATACAATAATTCGGCGGGAAACCAAAGATCAGGCGGATTTGGTGTTTCTTTATCTTTAGGTAATGCAAATAGCTGTTGGGCTTTTGGTTATGGACTTTCTCATTCAGGCGGTAACTCAGTTTCACTTGGGCAAAATATGTCAGGTGTTGCTGCAAACAACATTTGGATAGGATTAGGAACTACAACAAAAGTCATTATTGATTCTAGCGGAAAAATGATTTTAGGTAATGGCGTTTCTTCTGCCACTTATGATTTAGAAATTTATGCCGTTACAAACTCCAATGCCACACTAAGAATTAAAGCCCCCACTTCTGGTAATGCTGCGGGAATTATTTTGGACGGTGGTTCCACAAGCAATCCTTATTTGAATTTCTATCGTGGCGGCTCACCAACATTTCAAATTAGATCAAATAACAGCGGTAGCTTTTCAATTTATTCTTATTTATCAGCACCAAACGCAGAAAGTTTTTCTATCGCTGGTACAACACATGCCGCCACTTTTGCCGGTACAATTACTTCTTCGGACAACACAATCGATAGCACTTCCCCAACTTTGACTTTTAAAAGGGGTGGTACAACTAAAAGTACAATTAACGTCTCAACTTTGGACAATATAAAATGGGCAGCGGCTAGTGGCGGTGCCAACATTGGTTTTGACTTAGCGGGCCGTCATTATGTTGGAAATGCTGGAACTTCTACCGCAGCTTTATTTGTAACAAACGTGTCAGCTACGGGTGATAGAGTTTTATTGTTAAAACATATTGCTTCTGGCACTGGTCATTTTATTGAAGGTTATGACAGTACTAACACCACAAAATTTTCTATTAGCTCCGCAGGGCTTGCTACATTTAACGGACTAACTTTAGGTGACGCAACAAATTTTGCTGTCGGCTCGTCTACCGGCACAAAAATCGGAACGGCTACAACTCAAAAACTTGGATTTTGGAACGCGACTCCGATTGTGCAACCCACAACGGCGGTGGCAGCGGCAACATTCGTGGCCAACACTTCCTTAATCGCCGATGATTCAGCCACTTTTGACGGTTACACTATAGGTCAAATTGTAAAAGCTTTAAGAAACACAGGAATTTTAGCATAGGAGAAAAATTATGAGTGACGAACAATATCAACCAACACAAAGAGCGCCTTTGGAATCAGAAGTGAAAGTGTTGGTCCCCTTGTATATTCCACGCGTAGCTTTAGAAAATGGCTATGCTGAATCAATGGCCGCGAAATATTGTGGTTGGACCGCGAAAGTCATTGATAGTGAAGGGAATGAAATTGACAATCCTTTAAGCGCAGTGGATGCTTACGCAGATAGAATAAAAGCATTCGTAAAAGAAGAGGCAAGAGCTATGTTGGCACAACAAGGTGAGCAAGCAGGACGTGAGCAGGCGCTCTCACAATTCGATGCTTTGTTTGGAGGATAAAATGAAAATAGATTTTAAAAAAGTTTTAAAAGGACCAAAAGGAAAAAATCTTGAAGTAGAGACGGGCGAGAAAAAAGAAAATGGCGAGCCTGTTTTGCGTCCAATGACCTTAGAAGATGTTATTGTCCCTATGCTTTATATACCCACCGAAATGAACCAAAAAGCAGCTCTCGACGTGAAACGTCGTCTTTATAAATTATATTTACAAATTGAAAGCAGTGAAGACAAAGTTTTAGATATTCCTAAAGACTTGCTCAACATTGTTTTAGAGCGCGTGACCGATGAAAAATCTGGGTGGGGTTTACTTGTACAAATGCAAGTTGATGAAATTTTCAATGCCGATGAAATTGTAGAATTGAAGGCAACATGACACTGGTATTAGACGATATTCCAATACAGGCTCAACTTGAATTGGAAGAAACCGACAAATATTTAAGGGCTTATGTCTACGACAAGGACAAAGTGGAAATTGCAGGAAGCCCGTTTAATATGACTCATGTGTCGGGGGGATTATATAAAAAAACAGGTGTCGCTATGCCCGACACAACTAACGTCACCGTAAAAGTTTTAGTATACGATGACTCTAATTTTTTAACTCGCACTGCACATTATCCTCCCGTCATTACTACTTATGAAAAAGCTTATGAGATAGGTATTGGAAAAAGTACTATTGATGTGGAATGTGAAATTGACCAAAACGAGGTCGATGTGGAAATAGATTATAACGAAATAGATGCAGAAATAGAGGAGTGTTAAATGTGGCTACAAAAAAATACACTATAGTAATGGGCTCGGATGTAACTTTTTCTTTTTATTTTAAAAATAAAGAAACAGGAAAAGCATTAACGGGAATGAATACATTTACATCCGCAACATTGAAATTAAGAAAAGAAGATAATACCTTGTTGTCTGTATCAGGAACACTAATAAGTGAAGATTTAGCACAAGTGGATTTCACTATAAGCGACTCTGACAGTGCATTGCTAAAGGAAGGCCCCGACCAAGATTTTCATGTGGAATTGGTTCGCGGATCGGACACACAAAAAGTATTATTCGAAAAACGTCTTACCGTTAAAGCGCCCTTAGTGTAATCGTTTTCTTTTGCCTAAGTTCTTTATGGCAAGAAGAATTTCTTGCACGTTTTCGGGGTAAACAAATTCCCCAAAACCGCCGCACGCTCGTATACAATCCAAATAATATTTTTGTAATTTGTATTGTTTGGATTTCTTCACTGCGGAACGTGATCGCTTAATTTCCAAAGCAATAAAAAACCCACTAACACAGCCCATAATATCGGGTAATCCATGCAAAGCCCCCGCTTCTGTTTTAAACCAAATAGACTTTGGAATGTTCCTTAGTTCCCCCTGTAGGGCTTGTTTGAACACGGTCTCTGGTTTACGTGACATCCTTCCAAACAATACCGCGTTTAATGTTCAAAATACAACTACGACTAACGCCAAAAATTTTAGCTATTTTATATTGACTTAGTTTATTTTCAAATGTCGCAAAGTATTCAGGGAATTGTGGTATAGGCTTCATTTCCATTCTGCTATGTCTTTCCAAGAATTTTCACTCATTTCAACCGAACAAGTTAGCGGTAGGTATGTGTGGTCGTATGCTTTTTGCATAATATTAATTAAGTCATTAACTAAAAACATCTCTGATTTATGCACATAAAAATTTAGTTCGTCATGGATAGTCAAAACTATATGACTTTTAAAAGGCTTCAAATGCTCGTGACAATCAACCATGGCTTTTCTCATAATGTCGCTGCATGTGCCTTGTATTAAGTAATTAGGTGCTTTGTACGCGAAGTCACGGGGCAGTCGCCAAATGCGGCCCGTGCGCCCCTGAATAAATCCTTTCATTTCACACTTACGTATTACTGCGCGAATAAATGCTCTCACTTCGGGTAACGCTGCAAAATATTTATCGAGCATAGTGCGTGCTGCATCCGTGCTCATTCCTGTCATTTCTCCAATCTTCTTTGGTCCAGCACCATAAAGGCAGGCAAAATTGACGTTCTTTGCGTGCTGACGACTAATACCGACCATGTTCGCAGTGGCTTGGTGAATATCCATACCCTGTGTAATTTCATCAATCATGGGTAAACCCCGTTTGCCTGTGGCAAGTTGATTGTATCGTGCAGCCAAATCAAGCATTACTCTATACTCTAATTGTGAGTAATCTATGGATAGCCAATTGAAGTCTTTCTGAGGAATAAATGAGCGACGAATAGAAATAGCGCCTTCGTCGTCGTCTCGGGGAACATTTTGTAAATTCGGGGCGCTTGCGGAAAAGCGTCCCGAAGCGGCTCCATGTTGTTTGAAATTGGCATGGATCTTTTCATTAACGCTTCTATAATACAAATAGTTCAAAAAATAAGTCGTGATTTTTTTGTTTAAGTTTCTATGGTGTAAAACTAACTCAGCGACTTTGTTTCCTTTAAGAGAGGCAAGGAACTCTTCATCATAGGAAGAATTGCCTTTTTCTGTTTTAGGTGCCACAACCCCCATGGCTCCAAGAATGCGATCCCATTGTTTTCGTGAATCAATAAATTCAAGCTCTCCTGTGAGCAATTTGAACTCATGCTCCACATTTATTATTTCATTTTTTATTTGCTCAATCTGTGTGCGGCAATAATTCACATCAAGTAAAACGCCTCTGCGCTCCATTTCCCACAATGCAATTGTTGTTTGGCGCTCTAGCTCTAAAGGCGGTTTTGTAGTGCATCGATTGATTAGCTCAATTTGTTTTTGACCGATCAAATAAGTTAAAACAGCGTCTTTGGCCGCATAGGTGTTTATCATTTCCTTGGGAACTCGGTCGTAATGAAGTACTTTTTCTTTTTCACCTTCAATCACTAAATCGCTATAAAGTTTATTTGCTTGTATGTATTGCTCGACCGTTTTATCTTTGTTTGCTCCAATGAAATCGGAGGCCACGGCGTCTAAGCCAAAACGCATTCGATCGGAGTCAATCAAACGCTGCACAACCATGGTGTCGTGGATCGTGGATCGCGGGCCGAGCCACTCCTCACCGAAATAGTTTTTCATCATGTGCAAATCGAATTTAGCGTTGTGAGCAAAAAGCACTTCGCATTCACTGAAAATGCGGGCAATAGTAATTTTATCGGAAATTAAATTAAGCTCATACAAATCAAATAACCAAGCGGTTTGGCCATCGCATACAACCAACAAAAAAGGAACGTCTCTAACCGCTTCGGGGCGGTCATACCAAAACAAACCCGTGGTTTCAGTATCAAAAGAAACTATCTTTTTTTCTATGATCTCAGAGACTAGCTTCGGAAGATGTTCGCGACTTACGAGCTTTTGCACTGGCTCGGTAATCGGTAATGATTTTGTTAACGACATAAGCCTCGCTCAATCTTTCTTTATGTGCCAAGTTTTCAATAAAAACTTTATTCACTTTTTCAATTCTTGCGTACAGTGTTTCTTTATCATCTTTTTTTGTTTTAGTTTTCATAGCGCCTTCCCTACCGTAATTCCAAAAGGTGCCTCGCTTTTTTCTTTTTCAATATCGTATTCTTTAATTTGTTTCAACCACATTTTCTTTTCGCCATTCCATTTATATCCTCGCTTGATTGCAGCGTCTTTGCCCTTTCCTCCGTCCTCCCATGGCGCTTTTATATCAGCGCGAACGGTGAAGGTTTTGGCGGTAGCGGATTTAATAATTGCTTCGATTGGATAACAATAAAAAATCTTCGCCATGGTTAGCACATCCCCTCCCGCTCTATGTGCAAAAGGGTTCAAAAACCCATGCAAAGGGGCTAAGAAATCTAGCTTTCTAGTCTCTATTTTACTTGGATATGGGACATCAAGCATGGAATCAAGCCACGGTGTTGTGGGCATTTCTTTACCGCCGCGCTTGTATTCTTCTTGCATGACAATTTTATCGAATGCATGTGCATTGTGAGCGCATATATAATCGGCGCGGGCAGAAAAACCAGTGAAGAAACGAAGCATTGATTCGTGTGTATTGGGGGTATTCAAAACCATTTCTTCGGTAATATTACAAAGCTCAGCGGTTAGTGGATCGTGTTTGTAGCCATCTTCTTGCTTAATTAAAAACGAATGGTGCTCCAAAAGCCGACCGTCCTCAAACAAAGCCGCCCCCACTTCAATCACGCGAGCTTTCATTGGATCAAACGGTTGGGTTATGGTTGTTTCGGTATCAAAGAAAAATATTCGCATTAAAAGTCTGTGCTTTCCGCAGTCGATGCCACGATTTCGCCCGCTTCTTCGATGTCATCAATCTTAACCGCCGCATGATTTTTAGTTAATTGAGTGTGACACTCAAAGCATTGCTGATACTCTTCGGGGCTTGTGTCACGAACCACATTAATTTCAGGAACGAAGAAAGTTCCTTTTTCATTGGTCTCAGTCTTCACCGTTAATGCAAAAACTTTACTCGCCGCAGTCTTTCCTGCTCGATTTAATTTACTGATATAAGTAGCAAGCTTTGTCCCACCATTCATTCCCAATCGAGAAAAAGACAAAACATAAGGAAAAGCAAACCCTTCCTTCATATCAGAGGGTCGCAACACGTAAAAATTGAGTACTTTATCTCGGCGAATTTTCAATTGTGTTTTTTGGCCAGTTTTAGGGTCCGTCCACATTTCTACATCTTCCCAAGGCAGTGTTTCATTAGCCATGGTCAATGGCTCTTGGCGATGAAACTCATACTTAGTACCAACAAGTTTCATAGTCCTAAGCGAGCGCCATGAATAAAAAGGTACAAATTCCACGTCTTTATTTTCTTTTGGTGAAAGTTGTCCGCCAAGGATTTCTTTTGTTAGTGAATCGACGACCTGACCAACTTTAGCCTCTCCCGTGGTGACAAAATCCGATAGACCTTGCATGATTAGCATTTTTGGAATTTTAATTTCGGCGGCTGTAATTCCTTCCGATCCCCATAATGCAGCGTTTTGGTTAGTGGTCGCTAATTCATTAACATCTTTTTTTACTACCGAAGTTTCCATTATTTTCTCTCCTTGTTAATTCCAATTTTTTTGTAAGCTTTGGGCGCACCAATACCATCGATTCTGAAATCTAAAATTCCTTGTTGCAGTGCTTTCTCTGATTCTTCATTGTAAATTTTATTAAGTGTCATGGAATTAATGTTAATGACTTCCCAAAGCATTCCACGGGCATCAAGCCAAGCAAAAAACTTTTGTTTGTCTTCCATTGTTTTGGGCGTTTGCACCGATTCTTTTTCATCAATGCGTATAGTCCCAAGACCTTCAATGTGGTGCTTTGTTTTACCGTACTCAGTCATGTGACCAATGATTTTTTCTTGTAGCTCCATGAGCTTTTCTTTTTCACGGTCAATAGCTTTTTGCCTATCATCGAGAGCAAACTTCATTTCCAACATCTCACGACAAAGTTTTTCAAAAGCCGCAAGGGTAATTGCGTCTTCTTTTTTAGCCATAAAATCAATTACATTATCAATCATAAATCTCCCATGCCCCCCATGAGAAATTTAGATAGCTTGCAAGTTATTCCTTGTCAAAATACTTTTTAATTATTTTATAATTGGTAAGAGCATCGGGACCATAGTGCTCTAATGCGACTTTATCGTAGGCAGCGGCGGCCTCAAATGGGTCTGCAAATGACCCTATGTGCTTTGCTTTTCCGTGCAGTTTAATGCTGGCTTTGAATTTGTTTCCTTCGACACTCACGCCTCGCAAACCTAGGTTAGATTTTTTCTTAATATTGTGGGCGTTTTGTTTGTGGTTCGTGAGCCGAAGATTAGCTTTCTGGTTATTTAATTTGTTTCCGTCAATATGGTCCACAATTCCTTTGCGTGAATCAAGAGTCACTAAGAATCTATGCATCGGCACAAAGGCCGACTTCATGGTCATAGTCGCATAACCATGAGAAGAAATATACCAAGAGAAGCGAGACAAAAAAGGATAATCTTCACTGTCAACCAGAATGTAAAGGTCAGCATTGCTTGCTTTTATTTTCTTCACCCCTTAGACTTCGGAGTGAGGAACCTTTCTTTTAGCGCCAAAATATTTTCTGACAAATTCATTTTATTCTCCAATGCCTCAAGCACAATGCTATCGATTGTTTCCTCGGCGACCAAATCAAAACGAGTGACCTTGGTGTGTATCTCCGATCCGCCCCTGTAATTTCTGGCCTCGGATTGAATATCGTGGCCTAAATTGAATGTGCGCGAATAATAAATAGAAATATTGCTGGCCGTCAATGTGATCCCCTCGGATGCCGCCGATTGATTGGCAATGAGCACACGAACAGAGGGGTCGTTTTGAAATGCGTCAATATTTGTTTGGCGGTCTTTTCCCGTGTCGCCTGTCAGACCAACGTGCTTAATTTTCATTTTATGCAATAATGCAGAAACTTGTGCATAATTTACACGGAACGCGCACCAAATTATTATTTTGGACGTTTCGGCATGGTCCTCCAAAAGCGATTCAAGGGCCGCTATACGTGGGTTTTCTTTGAGTATGGTTTCCTTACCTTCCGCGTCTTTCACAAAGCCCGTGACGATTTGCTGTAATCGTAGCGCCTTGGTTAGCGCCATGTTCGCCACAACCGCCGAGTCGTTTAGGTAGGTAATGAAATCCCGCTCCATTTCTTTGTAGAGCTTCTCTTGCTCTTCGGAGAGCGCCACGGGTATTTTTACGCGCACCATAGGGGGTAGGTCTAGGCAATCGTCTTTTTTTACGCGCATCGCTTTTTTGTAAATCAATTGATTGAATTCTTTGTATGCCTGCGGCTGTGGTTTCCAATTGGGGAAATACTTGTGCGAAGGCATTCCAGAATTGGCGTCGTAGAAATACATGCCTCGGAACTTAAAAAAATTGGTGCTAAAGGTTTCGCCTTTATCGAGAACTCTAAACTGAGAAAATATATCGAAACCAGAATTTAGAATGGGCGTGCCTGACAAAATAAAACGATAAAGAGTTAAATCCGCTATTTTGGTCACGGCTTGCGTGGTCTTGGTATTATAACCTTTAATGCGATGGCTCTCGTCGCATACCAACACTTCGGGACGCCACTCCATTATTAATTCCATTAGGTCTTTCATTAGCATTCCCTCGTAATTAAGAATGAAAACATGGGAGCCGAATTTGAGGGCCTCGCGAAATTGCTCACACCGCTTAACTTGCGAACCTTTGAGCAAAACGGGATCTTGTATTTTGGAAAACTTTTTTATTTCACGCTCCCATGTGGGTAAAATAATAACAGGTGCTAAAATTAGGGTGCGAAGCTTACGTTTTTCCTTGTTCATTTTTTGGCGCAATATTTGTATAGTGGCCAAGGTCTTACCTGTGCCAGCTTCCCAAAACAAAGCAAACTCTTTTTTGTTTTCCACAAGATTGAGCACCTTTTGTTGGTGCTCCCATAGTTTTGGCTCGACATAAGACATATTAGGAAACCACGTCACGATAAATGTCGCGAAGTGCAATCAATTGCCGCTCAGTTAAATAGCCTCTATTTATGAAAAACTCTTCAAGAGAGCGCACAAAATCGTAAAACGATGCTTCTTCATGGCTCAATAATTCTTCCAACATCATTTCAATCTCAGCTTTTCGCGCTTCTTTGGGATCAATTTCCATTTTATTCTCCTATGGCAGCGTCGGCTACTTGTTTGCGAATGATCGGCTTCTTGTTAGTCCATTCAATATGGATCGATAGGTCTTACCTTCCGTACGACCTTTTTTAATGTAATTGTATCCTTCACGACATGTATATAATTTTAATGTCTCCATAATATTTCTCCTTTACA